CCGTATGATGTTGTTACTTCTTCTTCTTCTTCTTCTACCGGGACCGGGGCCGTATAAGGCGATTTTAAAAAATAGTTTCGAGGGACAAATGCCCGAAGTTGTTCGTCTGTTAATGCCATTATCTTCTTCCTCCTGGGTGTATATCTAATCTAAAGGTTCCGAGCTTCCAGTCTTCAGACGTTGTTGTATTCGCCACTTTCATAGCAATTGATCTTGCTCTTAATCTTGTGTCTTTTTTAGTTGTAGTTGAATCAATACTATAATTTGTTGTAGTTCCGGAACTATTTGGAAAATTTTTGGTAACAAAACTAACTTGTGTGTTTCCTGTTTGTGAAATAAAGTCTGGTAAAAATCTACTTATCCTCATTATATATTCTCCGTCTCCTCTAATGTCTGGCATACCTACAGTAGTCCCTGTAGTACTTTTTTTCTGAGTAATATCAAAATCACCAGAAGTAATAGACCCCAATACGGCAGTCGTAACTCCTCCAGCATTAATTTGATCGGTCCCTGTTTCCTGTTTATAGTATATAGTGCTTCCATCTGTATTACCAGTGACATCGTCAGAAGCATTATCGGAAGGATTATAGTATGAAGCATGAGGACGATCAAAAACAGCTGAATCTTGCCACGCTGCTCTAGGTAAAGTACCTGTTGTCCAGATAGGGCGTTTATGCATTTTTGTTTCTGCATAATTATATGTAACTACTCTATCAACTGCATTCGAAGCTGAAGTACAATAAAACCAGTTAATTTCCCCAAATAAATTGTTTAATCCACAGTTTACAAGATCTCTAGAAGTTGAGTTTAAGTCATCATACACATGGTCTTCTACTAAACAAGGTAAAGATTGTAATTGACCATCATATGCAAAGAAACCGTTCTCCGACATCCAATATGCTGTACCATCTACTTCAATGTTAGCGTTCTTTCCTAATAATCCACAGTTGGTTCCTACCTGTTCGAACGCAAAGGTAAATGGTTGACCAACGAATTTCATAAGAAACAGCGCAGTATCGGTCCAAACATAAATTGCATCTCTACCTTTGATAGCGCCCATAATTTTAGAGCCATCAGCAAGCCTTTGTGTGCCTGCGGTGTTAGTTGCTTTAACTGTATAGGAATCAGAAGCATCGATGCTCTCTTGATCCGACCAGCGAATAAACATATCATTTTGTGTTCCACCGGCACCAACAGTTGTTTCTGTTCCAAAAAATACTAAGTGTCTATCGGGTGTTGATACCAACACATGTCTTGATGCGGTTGGCGCATTTGCTATAATAGTTGCTCTTGTAGAAGTAGACCCGGTTGCATCCCATTCAAAACATTTACCATTATAAATTAATGCAATTAATTTTGTTCCATAGTTATCTAATACCCATAAACCAGGATCAATAGTGTAGTCGGCAGAAGAGGCTTGACCCCATGCAACATAACCAGATATATCAGTGATCGTTGCGCCGGCAGTATGAGCAGCTCTTGTAGTTCCATTAGTTGCACGCGCTCCCCCACTTAAAGTATTAGTACTTGTATCGTTAGCAGTAAAACTTATATCTTCTGTTCCGATTCTAATTTCACCTGTAGAGGGAAATGCTGCAGAGTTGGTTAGAACGACATCGGTGACTGCGGCACTATCAATAAGTGTTGTTGCTAGAGTGGTTGTAGCAGCTCCAGGAGAAGTACCTCCATATAATGCCGTACCCCACCCATAGCCACCCAATTGTTGAGAAGGTCCTACGGCATAATAACACAGGACTGAAGCGGACCCACTTGTAGATAAAGGAGTTCCTGATTCCTGAGTATCCATCGTAATAGTAAAAGTTGTAGAGGTTGATACTGAAGCCACCATAAATTTTTTATCTTCAAAAGTGGCGTCGGTATAAGTAGATCCTACTGCAGTGACTCCACTTACAGCATCAAACAGGACGATGTCATTTTCACCCAGCCCATGGACTCCCGTGCACGTGACTGTGACTTCTGTTGATGATGAGGTACTAGTAAAACTAGCGCCTGTTAAAGTAGCTCTAATCGGGTGTATGTCATAATAAGCACCTCCCGAATAAATATATAAAATTCTGTTTGTTCCTAAAGCTGCATATTTAATTCCGGCGTTATCATCCCAATGATGAATAGCTCTAGTAGCACCGGTTAGTTTATCATCCCCTAATTGAATCCAACCACCAATTTTTTCTGGTGTACCGTATCTAAAACGAACATTATCGCCGTCGTACCACTGCCCTTCGGCTCCGGTTTCTGTAACTTGTTTGTTGAATCCTGGTAGAAAACCTAATTTTTGTAGCATATAAAAACCTGTTTACCAAGAGTTATATCAGATTGTTGGGAATTTCAATAGATTAAAGCCCAGAAGCTGGTAACTTATTACCTAGCATTACAAGGTACTCCATTAGAATTTACGAATGGTGCTTCTGCGAAAGCCATGTATATATAACTATCACCACTTCCATTAAACATACCATCTGTATCTCTTGCTTTAAAACCATTGGATAATATATCAAGTTGATAAGCAGTTCCTGTATATTCAGCATTTTGTAAATTAGCATATAATCCATAATTATCTTCGTTGAAACCTATTCTTTTATTGTCTATTATAAACCAATGATCTGTGCCATTCGTTTTTTTAACCATAACCCAAGCTGGTCGAAATCCTGTGTAAACAAATGCTCCATCAGCATTTCCATTTCCTTTGTATGAGCCAAACTTGCTGTAGCCTTGTTTTTCTGCGAAGCAGTAGGCGATAAAATCTACTCCACTTGTATTTACCGCTATAGTATTTATTGTAAATACTGATGACGTTGGAGATGTACTATTCCAGCAATCAACAGAATTATCTGCTGCTGAATTACTGTCTAATGCAATATAATATGTATTTCCAAGTCCAGCATGATATGAATTCCAAGAATATGTACCAGCTGTTATTTGTTTTGTAATAACAACCGATGGTGCAGAACCTAAACCATGACCAACTGTTGATGGATAAACAGCATCACCAGTATATTTAACAATAGAAAATCCAGCAGTTGTGTTAGCTGAAACTGTAGAAGTTATATCTCCATCTCCATTAGATGAACCAGCACCATTTGCTTTCCAGTTCCATGACATTTGGACTTGGTCTTCTTGGTTAATCGCATAATCATCGCCTAGTGTGAAACCATCAGCTCCAAATGCTGTAAGTCCCTCTGATTCAGTTGTCTCTGCTGTAGTTCCATTAGAATAAATAGTTTCTGTTACACCTCTTATTACATCTGTCCACCAATGACTAGATGTATTTCCTCTTTTCTTTAACCAAACCAAATCTGGTTGAAAACCTACTCCTGTTATACTTAGTGTAACTTCAGTGCCCGTATAAGGTACTGGGTTCATATAAATTGTTGGATCGTCTATTGTTGTATAAGCCATTATCCGTACTCCGCTAAATTTTTAGTACATAATGCGTAATATCCACTAGGTACTGCGTATTCAAAATTGCCATAACCATCTGCGTCTGCATTGCCTGATGAGATACTAAATGATGGATTGCCGAAGTTTATTTCAGCAGTAATATTGTAATTAGTTGTCGTATCTGAAACAGCAAAATAATAAAATCCTGATGTTGTACTAGCTGCTGCTGTTATAGATAATGCAGTTCCTGAATTTTGAACTGTTCCATTTTTGTAAAATATCAACTCATTATCATCAAGATTTAAAGTTATTCCTAGAATGTCACCAACTGCAAAAGAATCTCCATAAGATGAGCCTGTTCCACCAGTATAAGATTCACCATTTGAAGAATTATAACCATAAGAATACGACTGTTCTCCTATGTATTCATCATTTCTTGCATCTTCATTTGGATTACTTGTAACTCCTACGATTAAAGCACTTGCACTAGATTGAGCAGTATATTTAACTTCTGCATACCATTTACCTGATGCAACTCCTATTGAAGAAGAAGATGGAGAATAGTTACCATCTGATGTTTGAACTTTTACATTTCCTTCTGATAGTGTATCTCCAGAAACAGGAAATAAAGGATTAAATGTTGCAAAATTATTAGTTGGCGAGTCCGTGCACTGATCTATTGCGGCTAGATTAAATTCTGTAAAATCTGTTCCACCATTAGCATCATTTCCTAAATTAGCACTATCTTCAAAATCTAAATAAAAACCATTTGTACCAAATGTTAATCCTGATACATCTATCGGCTGAAATACAGTAGGCGTATCTTCGTTAAATTCTCCAAAATTTCCATCTGGAGCATATGCTTGACCATCACAGAAAGTTACTTCTGCCATATATCCATCAAAGTAACCACTAGCAGCCCAACTTTGTCTGCCAATAATAGTAGTTTTACTTGCTTTATTAATATAAGAATCTTCATCTTGATCTGGATAAGTTTCTGTTGCAAAGGAAGTTTCTTGTGTTCCATTGACATAAATTTTTGCTCTGTCGCTGTCAGTTCCTTGACCAGAATCATAAATAAAACACAGATGCATCCAAGCGGAAGGATCTCTAAAAACTCTATTAGTTTTTACATCCATGTATGTACTACTAGATGTTATTCCATACCATCTTAATTGATCGCTACTATCAAAAGAAATTGCGTCATTATTTAAACTATCTCCCTCAACTGCTATTAATTTTTGTTCTGAGCCTAAAGCACCTCTTTTAACCCAAATAGAAAAAGTCCATTTATCAGCGTTAGTTGGTGTACCATTTACTCTACTTAGATAAGGACTATCCCCATCATTCCATCTTAATGAGTTATCTACTGAAAAACCGCCTGCTGATAAAGTATTTGATGGAAAAATTAAAGGCATTAAACCTCCAATGTTGGAAACTCACCTAATGGTCTTTCCATAACACGGTTTTCTTCTGTGCCTGTATTAACATAAGCATAAAGAGTTGCTAAAGCATCTACATCACTTGCATTGTCAATGGCAGTTTCCATTTCATTTGATTTTGTTCTTACATCTGATCTAAAAGTTGTAACAGCACTTGGTACTGAATAACTTTCAACATCTGTTGCTTTAATAACATACCAATCTGTCGGTGCTAATAATCCACTAGCTTGACTTTTAATGATTGCTTTCTTTTGAGATTTTAAACCTTTTGTAACTATTTGATTTCCTTTGTCGTCTAATAAAGGTTCTCCAGCTTCATTAACTTCATTTCTATCTTCTAATAGTTTAGCAGTTGCAGTTCCAAAACTTGCTGTTGCTACTCCATTATCATAATTAAAAGATTGATTTGTATTAATGTAGTATGCTTCATCTTTTT